ATGACCGTATATCTCCCTTAAACGTGAGCGTAAGTCATGACTAAGGTCGTTCAGGTCATAAATGGTGGACATCAAGCCGAAACAGGCTCTAATCGGCTGCAATCGGTTTTTGATCCGGAATCAGCTTCGCTATTTGGCTCACCGACGCCTAGAATCCATACGCCGCTCAATGATTTACCGTCTAAAGGCTTCGAGGTCATAGATTTAGCAGCTGATCTCAAGCAGGAACTCATGCCATGGCAGAAATTCGTTCTCGAACACAGCCACAAAGTTCTCCCTAATGGGCGCTGGAGTACGCCTCTAAATTGTGTCACCGTGGCTCGTCAAAATGGAAAATCATATTTGATGAATATCCGAATCCTTGCTGGGCTGTTTCTTTGGGACGAACCTATCCAGATCGGCTCAGCTCATAGACTTTCGACGTCTTTCGAACAGTTTAGGCATTTGGAAAATCTAATCGAGGGTAGCGATTATCTCAGCAAGCAAGTCAAACGGATTCGCCGTCGTCACGGCGAGGAGGAAATCGAAACCAAAAAGGGCGCTCGATTTATGATTCGCGCTGCTGGCTCAGCTGCTCGCGGTATTTCAGCTCCAGAAACTATCCATCTCGACGAGCTTCGTATGATGAAAGACCTAGAAACGTACGCGTCGCTTCGTTATACCTTGATGGCGTCAAAGAATCCGATGGTCATGGCGTACACGAACGCGGGCGAGGCTGATTCTCTGATTCTTAACCAGCTGCGCGAGAGAGCTATGGCTTCGATCGCTGGAGCCGACGATCCTGAGATCGGCTATTTCGAGTGGAGTTCTCCGAGCGACGTTATCTCGCTGGAAAATGCGACGTACAGCAATCCCGCTTTGGGTCATACCATAAATATCGGAAATATTAAATCCGTACTCAATGACGATCCGACCGTCGTAATGACCGAAGTTATGTGCCGCTGGGTACAGACAATAACTGGCGTCGTTGACGCTGAGAAGTGGAAAGACTGTGCGGATTTAACGATCGACATAGACCCCGAAAAACTTTCGTGGCTTGCGATCGACGTGACACCGGACAGAAAACAAGCCGCGCTCGTAATCGCCCAGAAATTAGGCAGCGAGGATTTCATCGTGAAACTTCTCCATACTTGGTCTAATGATTTACACCTAGACGACCGAGCAATCGCCAATGACATAGCGCCCTATTGCCGAAAGTATCCGCTCGAGTACGTTCTATATTCGCAGCGAGCAGCTGGGTCGATCGCGACTCGATTACGTCCAGCGGGTATTCCGATTTTCGACATGGACTCGTCATATCCCCAGAGCTGCGACGAATTGCTCGGTGCGATAAATAGCGGTCGTCTAAAGCATAAGAATCAAGGTGAACTAACGGCTCAGATTCTCTCAGCTGTGAAATTCCAACGCGGAGAAGCTGGCTGGGTAATTGGACGTCGCGGAACAGCTCCAGTTTGCGCGGCGGTGGCCACAGCGTTAGTTACACACTTCGCGACACGCCCAGAGATGGACTTCGATATTATGGTGGGTTAGTGCTATACGCCTGACACAATTCGCGCATGGGTATTCGTGATTTATTTCTTTCGGCTAAAGTCGAAACCGTAGCGCCGCAATCTGGCGCGGATATTGCGGCTTCGATCCAACCCGTAAACACAATAGATTCGCTAAATCCGTTTTACGGTGGCGTAAATACAGCTACTCGCGAGGAATTCATGTCAATTCCCAGCGCGGCAAGATCGAGAAATATTATTTGCTCATCGGTCGCCAGTATTGGACTCGAGGTAATAGATCGTTCGACTGGTATGGAAATCGAGGACGGTACGCCGCGAGTTATTCGCACACCTGATCCTAGAGTTCCGGGTAGCTCGACTTACGTTTGGACGTGCGAGGATTTACTCCTATGGGGTTACGGTTACTGGCAAATTACCGAGCTGTTTGCCGATACGCAACGCATTAGAAGCGTTCAGAGAGTTTCACCGACGCGAGTAACTATTCAGACAAACACTTTCGCGACCGAGATCGAATATTATATGGTGGACGGATCACCAGTCCCGAATTCTGGAATTGGATCTCTCGTCGTATTTAACGGCAACGATGAGGGAATATTAAATCGCGCTGGACGAACAATCCGCACAGGAGCAGAACTAGAACGTGCCGCTGCTATGTACGCCAGAGAACCTATTCCGTCAATGGTACTTAAAAGCAACGGCACGGCACTTCCAGCGGATCGCATAGCGAAACTATTGGAGTCATGGGGCGCAGCTCGTCGCAATCGTGGCACAGCGTTTCTTAATGCGGACGTCGAATTACAGACAGTCGGCTTCGATCCCGAGAAATTACAGTTATCAGCTGCGAGAAGTTATATCGCGACAGAAATCGCGAGAGCTTGCGGAATTCCCGCATATTATATTGACGCCGAAACTGGGTCGTCTATGACGTACTCGAACGCTGTAAATCAGCGTCAAACGTTGCTGGATTTCTCACTAATTCCACTAATGACAAGCATAAGTGAACGTTTATCTATGCCAGATTTCGTTCCGCAATCTCAAGAAGTTAAATACGACTTATCCGATTATTTGCGCGGCTCTGATTTAGAACGTGCGAATATCTATAAGACATTAAGTTCGATAGTCGATCCTGTCACCGGACAGCCAGCGATCACAGTAGATGAAATCAGACAAGCGGAGGAAATGATTAAATGAAAGTAAATACACCGTTTACAATCACAGCAGCCGATTCAGAAGCTCGCACAATTACCGGACAAATCGTTTCGTTCGATACCGCTGCTAATGCTTCGACTGGAAAAGTTATGTTTAAGTCTGGGTCAATAGATCCAACTAACGTGTTCTTAAATTTAGAGCATGATTCATCGCGCAAAATTGGAAAAACTTTAAGTATGGAACTATCGCCAGATGGTAAGTCAATCAACGCGACGTTTAAAATTTCAAAGACAACAGCTGGAACAGACGCACTTATCGAAGCGATGGACGGACTTCGCGATGGATTCTCAGTAGAAGCCAACGCTAAAGATTTCGCGTATAACGAGGACGGAACTATGGTCGTTAATTCAGCCGATCTCGTGGGCGTCGCATTAACTCATAACCCAGCGTTTGATTCAGCTCGCGTTTCCAACGTAGCTGCAACAACCGCAGAAAATAATTCTGATTCGTCAAATGATGAAGCAGAAGCTCAACCACAACAACCAACAGAAGGAGACGTCGTGGAAAACACCGTCACAGAGCCAACTGCCGCCGAGACGGTAGAAGCTTCAGCACCAATTCAGGCAGCGTCAATCGCAAAGCCTGTTAATTTCATCGCAGCACGTAACCCGATCGTTTCACCAGAAACTTTCCTAATGCACAAAGTCGCAGCTATGCGTGGAGATGAAAATTCTCGCGCGTTCGTAGCAGCAGCAACAGCTACAACAGATTCACCAGGCTTAATCCCAACTCGTCAGCTTCGCGAAGTAGTGAACGGTCTTTCAGATAGCGTTCGCGCGTCTATTGACTCAATTTCTAACTCAACCTTGCCAAGTGCCGGCATGGTATTCCAGATTCCAAAAGTTACAGCGCTTCCAACTGTAGATCAGATCGACGAACTCGATCCAATTACTCCAGCTGGTCTAGAAACCGAGTTCATTAACGTAAATGTTAAGAGCTTCAAGGGTTCATCTGTAATGTCAGTCGAGCTTGCAGACCGCTCAGACCCACTTTACTTCTCAGAGTTAATTTCAGCCATGAGCGCGCAATATGCTCGCGAAACTAACGCTTACAACTCAGCTGCAATCATTACCGGATCAACAAAGACCGCGACTGGTATCGGTTCAGATATCACAGCTGCGGAATTCTTGACATGGGTTGCTGGCGGCGCTGTTAGCGTTTATGCAAATACTTTCAAGTTTGCAGACGCTATTGTCGTATCTCCACAAATGTGGGGACGCATTATGGGCTTCAACGACGCAGGACGCCCAATCTATAACGCACTAAATCCAATGAACGCAGCTGGTAATGCTCAGCCACGTTCACTACGCGGATCAGTAAACGGAATCGACCTATGGGTAGATACCGCGCTATCAGGCTTAGGTTCAAACTCAATGTATGTCATTAACCGTGACGCTTATACATGGTACGAATCTCCACGCCTAGAGCTACGCACTAACTTCATCGAGGACGGTTCAATCGGAATCCTTATGTACGGTTATGGCGCAACAGCTACAAAGATCGCCGCTGGCGCTTACGCGTTCAACGCTTCATAAAAAAATAATCATCGGTCGTTTCGCTCCCGAGGCGACCGAGCAGAATAGAGAGAGGATCGCTAATGCCAATTATTACCGCGGACGAACTTCGCGCCGTTCTAGGCGTTAGCGATTCTCTTTATTCGGACGAATATCTGGAGTTAATGATTTTAAGCGCTGAGGGCGCGATCCTTCCGCTATTAACGGGTTATCAGTCGGCTATTACAGGTATTGAAGTTAAAGACTCGATCGCTTATTACACGACTCAACGCATTAACTATTTCGTACCCGGTCAAACCGTAATTATTTCGGGCTGCGGTAACGCGTTCGATTTAACAGTTACAATAAACGATCACAGCATTACCCCTTATGTTTTTACTACTGCGACAGCTGCACCCGATCAAATATTTACACCTAAGATTCCAGCTGGATTAGCCGTACTTAATGGCTCAACAGCTGAGGATTTATATTCAGCTGTAGCGCCTGTAAAGTCCGCGCTATTAGTCGTATCTGTAGAAGTTTTCCAGTCAATCACGGCTCCGGGTAATACTTCGGCTCAAATAGATTTTAATCCGTCGCCTTTCGTTCTCGGTCGATCATTACAAAATCGCGTCATAGGTTTATTAGCTCCGTTCGTTGACGTTTCGACGATGGCTCAATAATGACAACGATTCAGGCTAACGTCCGCGCACCGCTGGCGACCGCTCTCGCTGGCGTAACCGCGTCGGTCTATGAGTCAGTACCCGAGGCGGTAATTCCGCCCGCAGCGCTCATCGTGCCCGGTACGCCATATCTGGAAACTACTCAAATCAGTAGCTCGATCCAGTTAAAAATAAATTTCGTAATTTCAGCCGCCGTCGCGTATAACAATAACGCGGGCGCTCTCGATAATCTCGAGAAGTTAGTTATACAGATTCTCGCGGCTATTCCGTCGGGATATATTGTCGGCGATGTTTCGCGTCCGTCAATCATTGCGTTAGGTTCGAGTAATTTACTTATCTCGGATATTGACGTTTCCACTTACTACAAACAAGAAAACTAGGAGCAAAAAATGGCGACTACAATAGTCACGGGACGCGACATTACTTTCACCATCGACGGTGACAACTATGACGCACAGGCAACAAGCGCAACTCTCACAGTAGAGTCAACAATCAACACTTACCAAACACTTGACGGTAAGGCTTATTACACAACTGATACTCAGGGAACATTCGACGTCGAAATGCTTGCCGACTGGACAGCTGGCGGATCACTCTGTAATCAGCTCTGGAACGCGGCACAAAGCGCACCAAACACACCGTTATCAGTATCTTTCACAGCTGCGACAGGATCATTATTCTTGTTCACAGTACAACCGATATTTCCTAGCGCTGGCGGCACAGCTCCAGACGCTCAGACAGTATCGCTCAGCTTTACTTGCGTAACTACGCCAGTACTAGATTAAAAAGGAGATCGGGAGCATGAAGTTACAAATACAGATCGAAACGAACGACGGAAAAGTTACTACGACAACAGCTCAGCCCCCTGAGTTTGCTAAGTGGGAACAGAAAACAGGATTCACAATCCAACAGGCTCAGGAAAAAATCGGAATTTCCGATCTAATGTTTTTAGCGTGGAGCGCTTTAAAACGTGAGGCAGCTGGTAAGCCAGTTAAGCCATACGAAATCTGGTGCGAAACGGTAGTCGATATTACGGTCGGAAATGACGAAAGCCCAAAAGCCATAGCCGAGGAAGCCTAAGTCACTTAATCATCGAGCTGTCTATTGCGACAGGAATTTCAATGAGTGAGTGGGTGGACGCGGCGGACATATTGACAGCGCTTGAGATACTGGAGAAACGAAATGGCGGAAAGTAAGGAAGTCGTTCAGTACGACAAAGCCGAACTCCGTGCCATTACTGGAGCGTTTAAGGCAATGGACGATGAAGCCATCTCTCAAGCTAAAGAGCAATCGAGTGCGCTGGCTACATATTTACAGGGCAAAATTACGGTTGCGGCTGGATCGCTAAATTCGTCGCCAGTAGCTAGTCGAATCGCTGAGGGTTCTAAAGTAAGTAAATCGTCTAAAATTGGCGAGATTTCGTTTGGTTTCGTTAGTCAAAAGTTTAGCGGCGGCGCAACTACTCGCGATTTATGGGGCGGCTCAGAATTTGGATCGAATAAATTCAAACAGTTCCCGATCTGGTCTGGAACTACTGGTCGCGGATCGACCGGATATTTTATTTATCCAACTTTAAGAGCTGAACAGTCCTATTTGATCGCTGAGTGGGAAAAAGCGTTTTCTACAATAGTTAAGAGGTTCGACTAATGGCTGACGGATCAAGAACGCTCAAGCTCTCGATATTAGCTGACGTTGATAATCTTAAAAAAGGTTTAACAGACGCTGGAACAGATACAGAAACATTTGGCGGTAAGTTAAGCGGTTTTGGTAAAGCTGCCGGAGCTGCGTTCGCCGTAGCTGGCGCGGCGGCGCTTGCCTATGCTGGAACGCTGCTAGTCGATGGCGTTAAAGCTGCGATCGAGGACGAAGCCGCTCAGGTAAAACTAGCTACGGCAATTAAAAACGTTACTGACGCGACGGATTCAACTATTGCGTCGGTCGAGTCATACATAACACAAACAGCGCTTGCGGTCGGCGTTACAGATGACGAATTACGCCCATCGTTTGCTCGCTTAGTAAAAAGTACCGGTGACGTCGAAACCGCTATGGCTTTACAAAAGGTCGCACTAGACGCTTCCGCTGGCTCTGGAAAATCGCTCGAAACTACATCTAATCTGATCGCTAAGGCTTTTGACGGAAATACTGGAGCATTAGCTAAATTAGACATCGGTTTAACAGCTGCCGAACTTAAAACAATGTCATTTGACGAAGCGATTAAAGCCGTTACCGCAACTTATGAGGGATCGGCTAACGCTGCGGCTGATACTTTTGCCGGAAAGATCGATCGTTTAAAGATCGCATTTGACGAGGGCAAGGAAACCGTAGGAGCGTTCGTGCTCGACGCGATTACGCCACTCGTTACGATATTCGTCGATAAAGTAATTCCAACGCTTAGCACACTAGCTACTGATATAGGCGAGGATTTACAACCAGTATTTGAAACTTTAGGAACATTTTTCAAAGATACATTTATCCCGGGTCTGACCGCTCTATGGGATTATTTAAACAAATATATAATCCCAATTTTTAAAGCTCAATTAACGCCAGCAATTCAAGGCGTTAAAAACATATTCGGAGCTATTGGTGATCTAATCGAGAGCAATACAGGATTTTTTAAATTACTAGGCGTGGGTATAACCGCGTTTTTAGTATTGGCTAAGCCAGTAGCCGCATTTATTGGCGGTACTTTTAAGTTAGCATTTAGCGGAATCGCATTATTAATCGACGGAATTTCTTTAGCGATGAAAGGTTTAGTCGCTGCGATTAACGCTGTCATTTCAGGATTAAATTTACTTATTGCTGGATATAACATCGTGAACAATATAACCGGCGGAAAAGATTTAAAGCCAATTCCAAAGCTTGCTAAGGGCGGCACAGTCCAGCCTAACAGCCCATACATCGTCGGAGAAGTCGGTCCGGAATTATTCGTACCATCGTCAGGCGGACGCATAGTTCCTAATAATCAACTGGGCGGCGGTGGCGGAAATATTTATATTAACGTTAGCGGTGCAATCGACCAAGAGGGTACAGCTCGCCGAATCGTTGACGTGTTAAATAATAGTTTCTATCGCGGTACTAATGGCGCTAATGCGCTGGCGTTCTAATGACAATATTTAACCCAGTCTGGCGCGTAAAGGTTCAGGGCGTCGAATATACGACTTACACGCTGGCAAATCTAACTATTACAAGCGGTCGAAATAATATCTATCAGCAAGCGCAAGCTGGCTATTGTAATTTAGAGCTGCTAAATCTAACTCAGGCGATCGTCAATATAAATATTAACGATTCAGTAACGATCGAGTTACAAGATTCGACTAATGCCTACGTTCCAATTTTCGGCGGCACGGTTGTCGATTTCGGTATCGAAATAATTACAGCTGGCTCAGTCGGAATAAATCAGGTTTTAAAGATAACCGCTCTAGGAGCGTTAAGCCGTTTACCTAAAGCGCTAACAGATGGCACGTTAGTAAAGGCTCACGACGGCGATCAGATTTGGCATATTCTCCAAGATTTACTGCTAAATAACTGGGGCGAAGTCCCAGCGGCTTTAACTTGGGCGGCTTACGATCCGACAGAAACGTGGGCAAATGCTCAAAACGTCGGATTAGGTGAAATCGACCGTCCGGGTAATTATGAGCTCTCAGCTCGCTCATCGGATCGCACCGATATTTATTCGCTAGTTTCAGCGCTTGCCACTTCGGGTCTAGGTTATATTTATGAGGACGGCAGCGGACTTATCAGCTACGCCGATTCGACTCATCGTTCGATCTATTTAGCTACTAATGGCTACACAGACGTAACGGCTAATCAAGCGCTATTTAACGGGCTTAAGATCGAAACTCGAGCGGGCGACGTTCGTAATGACATAACGCTGAAATACAAGGCTAACGGGTCTAGCGAGGTAAGCGCCGAGGATATTGGTTCGATCGAGGTTTACGGTCGTTTAGCTCAGGTCATAAATACAACAGTCGATAAAACGGTGGACGCTCAAGATCAAGCCGATTTTTATCTAACGCTAAGAGCTACGCCGCAAGCGAATTTTACGTCGATCACTTATCAGCTTACAAATCCCGAGTTAGACGACTTAGATCGAGATTCGCTGATAAATATATTCATGGGCTTGCCGCTACGAATTAGCGATCTACCGCAGAATATGGCAGCTGGCACGTTTCTGGGATTCGTCGAGGGCTGGACGATTAAAGCTGCGTATAACGAGGTTTCCATTACTTTAAATCTTTCGCCGATTAGTTATTCTTTACAAGCTTTGAAGTGGGAGCAAGTTCCTGTAGGGGAAAGATGGAATACTATAACCGGATCGCTAACGTGGCAGAACGCGTTAGTAGTGGCATAAGGAGAATAAATGACAAATCCAACAAGTAATTTCGGCTGGGTAATGCCAGATCCGACGGACTTAGTAACTAATTTACCAGCTGATTTCGAGGTATTTGGTCAGGCGGTCGATACGTCGATGGCTGATTTAAAGGGCGGAACGACTGGTCAAATCCTGTCTAAAGCTACAAATACAGATATGGATTTTACTTGGATTACTAATGACGTCGGCGACATTACAGCCGTTAATGTAACCGCACCGATTACAGGCGGCGGAAGTTCGGGCGCTGTAACTATCGGCGTTAGTGCGGCTTCAACAGCTGCGGCGGGCGTGGTACAGCTTAGCGATTCGACTTCGACAACTTCAAGCATTTTGGCTTCGACTCCAACAGCTACAAAATCAGCTTACGATTTAGCAAACGCCGCTATTCCAAAATCAACGGCAACAGCTAAAGGAAACGTTTTCACAGCGACAGCAGCTTCAACGCCAGCGGTTTTAGCGGTTGGTACTAACGGACAATATTTACAAGCTGATTCTACGGCGGCGACTGGTTTGAAATGGGCAACTATTTCAACCATTCCGACTTTCGTCGGCGTCAACGCAACCAGAACAAACGTGTCAACAGCATTTACCGCAAATACCGGATTGCTTATTGCTTTTACGACTGAGGAATTTGACACTAACGGATTCCACGATAATACGACGAATAACACACGATTAACAATTCCGTCTGGTTATGCTGGAAAATATATCATTTCGGGTTGGTTAAATAATCCACTTGGTACGCCAGGCTCATATCAATTATTAAGACTTTACAAAAATGGCGCGCAATACACTACAGGCGGCGTTCGAGAGGGTGAATATTTTAGAAGTAATATTGGAACAAATTTTACTAATGCCTTTGCTCAAACAATTACCGCGTCGGTCGGCGACTATTTCGAACTCCAATATCAACAAAATAACACGGAAACCGTAAATATCTGGTCTAACTTCCAATTAACATATATAGGAGCATAATATGAATTTCTACGAATTTGAAATTCCAGCGTTTATTGACGGGGAACAATTAAAAGCCGAATTAGGTTGCGACGACGTTTATATTCGTGAGGATAAATTAGTTATCGTCGGCGAATTAACGGAATCCGAAGCTGCAAAAGGATTAAAGGCTCATAAAGAAAAGCCTAAAGTCGAGCCAACTATTGACGAAAAGTTAGCGTCGGTCGGTTTATCTATTGACGGTTTAAAAGTAGCTCTCGGAATCTAAATGACTTTAGTTTCATATAACGGCTGGACGGCTTCGGATAAACCTGAGTCGATCCATATCAAGTCCTACGCGATTCCGGGGACGAGTTTAAAGATTCGCTGCGCCGAAGCTGTAGCACCGTTAATCGTGGGATTCTGTAAAGAGTTTAACGAGCTGATCGAACCGCTAGATGGCGGACAACTCGACGACTGGGGTTATTGCTTTCGTATGGTCAGAGGTACGACCGACAAGCTGAGCAATCATGCCAGCGGTACAGCAATCGACTTAAATGCTACTAAACACCCACTCGGAAAGAGTGGTACGTTTCCAGCCGAGAAAGTGCCAATGATTAGAGCGCTTGCTAAGAAATACGGATTATTTGCTGGGCTTGATTATCAGCACAGGAAAGACGAAATGCACTTCGAGATCAACGTAAATCCAAAAAAAGTCCTAGAGCTAATCAACGCGCTAGGGTTAGGAGAAAAGTAATGAAAGAGCTAAAGGCTATGGCTGCTAGTTATGGACGATCAGCGCTCGCAGGAGCGTTAGCCGTTTACATGACAGGCGAAACCGATCCCAAAAAATTGGCGTATGGGTTTCTCGCTGGCGTCGTCCCGCTACTAATGCGTTACCTGAATCCTAAAGACGTTACGTTCGGCGCAAAATCGAGTGAACGCTAACGACTGGGCTGCTATGGGCGTGGCTATGGTCACGCTCTTAGTGGCATTTATGACGGGTATTCGATACCTAGTTAAGTATTATCTAAGCGAACTACGCCCTAATTCGGGATCAAGCGTAAAGGATCAGGTTTCCAGACTTGAAGCTCGGGTCGATGAAATTTACAGTTTGCTCTTAAGCAATTCGACACGCCGTTAATTAGGCGTAAGGCTTGAAATTGTCAGACATTTAGTTCACCCTATTACTTGGGAGCGAATAAGTCGTTCCCAGAATCGGGAGCTAAAATGTTTACAGTATTGGAATTAGCGGCGGTAGTTATCGTCGCAAGTATTGGCTGGTTTCTAGTCGGCTGGACTATCGGCTTTAAAGAAGGCGTTAAAGATGGTTTTAACCGAGGTCGCGCAGCTGGACTTCGAGCAGCTACAGATCGCGTTCGGAGCTACTAATGGCGATCCCATTAGAAGGATACGAATCGGTTGCCGAGCGAATCGAAAAGTTCTGGGTTAAATATCCAAATGGTCGAATCGACGTAAAGATTATATTTCAGGACGGCACTCGCTATATAATTCAGACAGACGTTTATAAAGAGATTAACGATCTCGTACCTTTCGCGACAGATTTTGCCGAGGAAATTAGATCAAGCGCCAATCGCTTTCCGCTAGAAAATGGATCGACGTCGGCTATAGGTCGAGCCTTACATACAGGCGGATTATCTAAATTTAGCGAAAATCAAAATCGCCCATCGTTCGAGGAAATGAAACGGGTCGAACGTCCAACCGCTACACCAGTCGCAGCACCAAAAGAATCGTTACCTAACGGTTCTTATGATCCTTGGGCTGTGAGCAACGTAATTGCTGAAATAGGTGAAACTCTCAGCGGTCGATCATGCGTTCACGGAGTCATGGTGCGCAAGGAAGGCGTCGGTAAAACTGGACGTCCCTTTAAGGGCTGGGTATGCCCAGATAGCATTCGGACGTGTGCAATATGGGAATAACAAAGATAACACTCACTAAAGATGAGGAAATACAAGCTGCAGCAGCAGCCTTTATCTGTGAGTCTAAAGGCGTGGAAAATTACTATTTTCATGACCAATCAGCTCGAGGCAATATCCACGAATCTATTCGGCGTACAGCTGAGGCTCTAGGTGCTGAAATAGCAGCTGCTAGATACTTCGGCATTACGGACTTTAAACTTGAACTAGATAAGTTTAAGATCCGAGCCGATATTGGAAACCGAATCGAAGTTAAGCACACTAAATGGATCGACGGTCACTTAATCCTACGCGAACGCGATCGAGTCGAGGACTTAGCCGTATTAGTCGTAGGCGAATCACCGGTATATTACGTTAAAGGCTGGATTCCAATTCGTGCAGCTAAGACGAGTCGCTTCAAGCATGATAAGGATTCGTCATGGTGGATTAGTCAGCACAATTTAAATTCGATGGAAAATCTAAAGGAGAGTAATTATGGGCAAATTGAGATTTGAGTGCCGACGCTGTAAACGTGAAACGTTACAGGTCGAGCGAATCGTTACCGATTTACTACCAGCTGGGGTTAAGACGCTCGAGTGTACGGTTTGCGGAACTTTAGGAGTCTGTCTAGTGGGGAATGATAATGCCGAATCTAAAGATTAAGTGTGGCTGCGAAACTGAGCCAGATATTAAAGTTATGGTGCTAACGGGAATCGTACCTATTGCTCAAATAGTGTGCCAGAACTGTGAGTGGGTTTATCTATCTATCGGAGGCGAGGTAGTTCGTGCCTAGTTATCTGTATCGCTGCGACCAATGCGGTGCTGAGCTTGAGATGAATCACCCAATCCATACACACGGAGAAGCTGCACCATTATGTTGTAGTTACCCTATGAATCGAGTATTTAGTGCGCCTAGTATCGTGTTTAAAGGTACGGGCTGGGGAAAGGACAAGAAATGAGTAATCCAGAAATGAGAACAATTCTCCAAGATTTACGGGAGTTTATAGCTAAAGATATTGAGTTTAAATTCATGCCGCTACACGTCTGCGAGGTGTGCTGTAACGAAGCCGAGGGGCGGTTAGTTAGCCGAATAATAGAAGCTATACGAGGAGACGACTAATGCCGTTCGATAACAAGCATTATCGGATCAGCGATCGAACTTACCTAGCCTTATGCTGTAATGAGATTATGTTTAAATATACCTGTCGCAAATGCGGCGAGGATATGGGCTGCTATTACTGTTCGTTTAACTATGATGAAGCCCATGAGTGCGATAAATAGTTATCCACAATTAAGGAAAGTTATCAACAGCCTGTGGGAATCGCCCAAGAATACGCTCAATGTTGCGCGGTATTTGACTCACTCGGTACGATCCACTCTCTCGACGAGAGCCCCACAGGGGGCTAGCTCGCGGCGAGCCCTACTAACGGGCGTACTCTGTATAGCGATGGCTACACCGAGTCCCAGTTATGCTGATACACAATCGTCTAAAGATAGTTTTAAACTCTATTTACACACTAGAGTAATTAAAGATAAGCAATACCAATGCGCATATAAGCTCTATATGAAAGAATCTAAATTCGATTCTCGAGCTAAGAACGGTAGCCATTACGGAATACCACAAATGCGTAATAAGAAGCTATTAAACTTAGATGGTTATAGGCAAATAGACTGGGGTATCCGGTATATAAAGGCTAGATATAAAGGCGATTATTGCTTAGCATATAAACACTTCAACGACAAGGGGTGGCACTAATGAGTAGCGCAGTAGATAATGGATCAAGTGCTAAGTGGAAACGTATTAGATTACAGATACTTAGACGTGATGGTTACATGTGCCAACAATGTGGGCAAACAGATGGGCAGCTTCATATCGATCATATAATTCCTAGACGCTTACAAGGAACCGATGACATGAGCAATTTAAGAACTTTATGCCAAAAATGTAATTTATCTAAAGGTGGGCGCTTTTTTAGTATAGATAAAACAC